GGTTCCCATAAAGCACCATCCCAAACGTATAAGATGTTAATTTCACCTTTTATAAAATCTGCCATAATAATGTATTTAATTTATTCAAAGTTAACGATTTTTTTTAACTAATATAAAACGATGCAATAATAGCTTTTCTGTAGATAAGATAAGACCCTGCTATGTTGTTTATATCAGTGCCAAAGCTAATATCCTGCCATTGTACAGTCAATCCTTCGGGTGCTTCCAATGTAAATAACGTATTAAAAGAACTACGCACTAAATCACAAATATCGTTTAATAATACTCTACTTCCTGCGTTGCCTGCTCTTGGGTATTGACATATAACCTCTAGTCTAAACGTGCAGTTATAATTGTACTCGCATTTATTATCTTTTACAGGTGTTGCCGTTTGATCGCTCATTAAGATATAAGCGTCTGGTGCTTCGTCTACAGGTATTCTAGTATCGTATAATTTAATATCTACACCGTTAACAGTAGTACCGTTAATAACGTCGTAAATAGCCTTTCTAATCCATTTATCAGGTAGTGTCTTATATTCTAACATTATTCGAATTTAGATTTAATGAATTTCTTAACGTTTTCTAGTATCTGAGATTGACCTAATAACGCAGAAGGATACATAAAAGCCCTTGCGTTTTGTCCTACTATCTTTTTTTTACCTTTAAATTGTAAAGCATAAGTTTTAAGTTCGGTAGGTACATCTACATTTTCACCAGTTCCAAATTCTACATAAGGTGCGTAGTCTAAGTTATTTTTTAAGGCATAAACCTCACCTAATTGTGGTCTTTTCTCTAAACTAAAGTTTCTACCCATTGTACCTGTATCTGCTGGTGCTTCTTTTATTGCTTCTGCTAGTGCATCCTGTGCGCCTACCTCAGCTATATCCGCTAAGTTTTGAAGCGTACCACCTACATCTAAGAACTTTTTTTCAAACTCTTTGAAATTACTTGATACTACTAAAAAACCATCTTGTGCCATTATCTAATTTGGGTATTGTCTTACTATCAATTCTGTTTTAGTGCCTCTTAAATCAATCCTTTTGATGCTTAAAACCTCGTATCTAAAGCCTTTATACACTACATCGTATAATTTAGGGTCGTTAAACTGTACGTTGTCTCTTATTGTTAAGGTATAAACCTCGTTAAAGTCCTGAATACCTAAAGCAACTAAATCATTATTAGAACCTTTACTATTTGCACTCTTAAACTCAGTCCAATAAGAATTTACTAATACGTTGTTAATTGTAGAACCACCAAAACCATCACCTATAGCAACTTTCTGGAATAGTTCCACTCTTTTTTGTAATCGTCTAGCGTTAACTCTTTGGCTCATTAATCTATGTTTTTAATTTCCTTAGTATCACATAATAAAGTTACGGTAACGGTTGAAATATTATTATCATCCATCTTATTTTCAATAACTATATTTTGTTGCATAGGTATAATGTCACCGTTTGGCATAGTTAAAAACAATAAACCTTTTTTTATTACTATTTTACAAAGTGCTGGCATACTCAAAATATAAATCGTTTTATAGGGTTTAACATCGACATTGCTAATTCAGGTAAAGCACCTTTCATAGAATCACTTTCAGCACTAAAAAACCAAACTCTAACAGTCTCTAAAACCGCTTGTATTAAAATTGGTGGTACGTTCTGCGTAGTGTCCGTATAGCCTAGATTAATTGTCAAAGGTGTATTATCATTCTCTAAGGTGCTACAGTCCTCAAATTGGCTGTATAGTCCTTTATTAGTGCGCTTATATGTACCTACTGCATTATCTACCGTTACAATGGGGAAATCATATACATTTACATAACCCTCTTGGAAATAGTAATCTATTGCTTGTGGTTTTATTCTGTAGTTAGAATAGGCCTCTACTAATTGGCAGGCAGAATCTCGCATGAAACCTATCTCATGATCTACATCACACTCTGTCTCGTCAAATCTTAGATATAACTTAACTTGCTCTAATGGTATAACGTCTGAATAATTTGTAATAGCACTCATGCAGTTCTTTTTAGTCTTGTAAAGATAATTAAAATAATTAAACGAAAAAAGGCTCGCATACTCATACGAACCTTAAATCAAAACAGAAACAATAAACTTGTAATTCAATACTAGTCTATTTTTCTTTGGCTAAGTAACATAGTCACCGCCTTGCATCAATCAAACTAAAAACTATTTTTGTTTAGATTTTTTCTTTGGCTTTGAATCCTCTAAAAATGAACCTAAATCTTGACGTTTTCCTTTGTACTCACTGCCTATATTGTAGGTTTTCTTTTCCTGAATACAATAAAATTGAGTTGTTACCTTCATATTAAATTAGTTTTATACTGCTGTGAAATCACCGTAAATTAAAGCGTCTGGTTGCTCTACAACTACTGTTACTTGTTGCTCAACTTTCGCTGTAATGTTGTTCTTACGGAAGTTATCAACGTCATCTTCTGAGAATGTTAAGCTGAAACCTTCTGTAACAGGCTTGCGTACTCTTGACCAGTCACCTACATAATACTTGTTAGCAGGAATCCAATTAGCCATACGTACTAATATACCGTTAATTCTCATTGTACCGTTCTCAAAAGAAACAATACCCGGAAGGCCATAACCTGCACCTGTTGATTTTTCAGTAACTAAAATATCATAATAATCTGCTGGTGTTACAACAATGTTATTAGGCATAAAGTTTGTACCTGCTAATGTTGCTATCTCAGCTATTAACATTTCAATCTTATTTTGGCCTGTTATAATCTGCGTAGATGCTGTTGCTTGCGCCGCTAAAATTACTTGAAAGATAGCATCTTCACCATCTAAGTAATCTTTACGTAAATCCATTGATAAAGTAGATTCTAAGAATGGTAAGTTATTACGCATTTTCTTAGAGTAAACTGCTATACCTGCAATGAAATCAGTATTGGCATCAATCATAGCATAGTCATATTCTAACTGTGCTTTAACTGCGCCTTCCGTTTGGTTAGCTACTGCACCACTCGCTAAAGTAGAACGTACAAAAGTATAAGTACCACCTGAAATCGGCACTGCTGTTGCTAAATCAGATACGTTAGCGATTGCCAAAGGTCTTTTTACAACATCGAAATTATAATCTCTTGGCTGATCTCCTGTAAGAGCGTTACCAAGTGTCATGTCCTTAGTTTCAACTTTTACCTTTTGCTTCGTGTCACCTGCTAATTTAATCTCAGCATAATTGCTAGTAATTAGTTCTTTTAAAGAATCTACACTACCAGTTTTAACCATACCACCTTTTTTAGAAAGTTTAGTTTCTAATTCGTTTAGTCTAGTTTTCAATTCTGTATTTGCTGTATTAGCAACCTCAAATTGTGCTTTAAGTTCAACCTTATCGGCTTCGTTTGCACTTTCAATCGCTTCTAATTTCGCTTTAAGTTCAGTATCTATAACCGCCTTTAAGTCGTTAATTGAGTTTTTAACCTCAGTTTTATTTGCACCTGCTAATTTTGTTTCTAGCGTTTCTAGTGCGTTTGTTAAATCTTGATCCATCTTTTAAAATTTTGATAAATAATTGTTTATAATAATTGACGGCTTATCTTGCTCAGTGATAGTTTCTATCGGCTGTTGTGAAAGTGTCTTTAAAATGTTCTCTATGTTTTTTAGTCTTTCATCACTGTAATCTAGGTTATAGGACTTCTCTATAATTTCCATGATACCGTAATGTGTTTGAATGCTCTTAATATCTTGTACTGTTGCTAATTCGTTACTGGCCCAACTAGATAGGAAGCTATATTCCATTAGTTTGTACTCAGTGATAATGCTTTTATTCTTAACGTCTCTATTTAGTGCGTTAAAGCCTATTGATAGTTCAGCATTGAGACCGCTATCGTGCATCAACTTAATATCAGTAAACATATCCTTAGACATTGCTTTTTTCATATTGAATTGAGACGTAGTGAGTAGACCGTAATCGTCTTTGGTGTCTATTGCTAATGGTACACCTATCATTTGTGTAGGGTTATGGTCTTTTAATACACGTATGCGCTTAAAGTTTTCCTTAACCGTTTTATCAAAACTACCCTTTGCAGAAATGTCGTTATCCGAATCCACGTTATTATATACATTGGCATAGGCCACTATAACACCTTTAGTTTCGTCTAAATCTTTTAAATCGTATGATAATTGCTTAAAATCCATAATACAAAGTTAATATATTTTTTTTATTGTGTTAAATCTGTCTTTAACATAGGTAAACCATTGCTTTGTCTGCGTACTTTAGGTGCTAAAGCACATCTACAGTTTATAACATTCGAGGCACTGCCATTCGTGTCACAAGGATA